GCTCCGTGCCCCACTCGTCTTCGCACGAGGCCAGGAGATCGTCGTAGGCCCACACGTCGGCCGGGTGGCCGCGGCGGACGCCTTCGATCAGGTCGGCGAGTTGGAGCGACAGGCCGAGCGACTTGGCCTCGCGGGTCAGGCGGTCGGATGGGGTGGTGTGAACTGGCTGGGCGATGAGTTCCGCCACGGGATCGAACGCGGACATCACTTCGGCCCGCTGGACTGCCGGCGTGGTAATGACCGACTTGACGAACGCCTCGCCGATGTAACTCAGCACCTCCCGCCGACCCCGCTCCTCGGCGGCACGCACCTCCACGGCGGCGGTCTCGGCGGCTTGCCGGGCGGTGCGGGCCTGCACGTCGCGGAGGGCTTTGCGGAAGAGGTCGGTGGCGGTCACTGGTTATACTCTCCCGGCAAGGGCAGCTATGACGCCGAGCGTGAGCAAATGAAACGTGTTGTCCACCACGATGATTGACCACGGCGACAGCGGGCCGGACGCGAACGCCTTCTGCCCGCTCACGTTCCGCATCCAGCGCCCGGCCAAGCGGAAGCGGTCCAAAGGCCAGTGAACCACGAAGCACGCCACCGCGCCCCACCACGGCATCCACCAGAACGAGCACGCCCACACCGCGAGCGTGTACAGCAGGCAGTGTACGGTGCAGGCGAGATGGCCGGTGAGCCACGCTTTTTGCCGGCTTTCGTAGCCGTCCCAATCTTCGGCTTTCCATCGGGCGTATCGTGGTTTTGGGCCGGGATGCGGGTTCGTCTTGTTCGCCGCCTGCCAGTCGTTCTGAACCACGTAGTCGCCGACCAGATGCCCCGCCAGCAGAAAGAAGCCGTCCATCACGCGCACACCTCCTCAACGAGTTGAGCGAAGTATGCCCGCAAATCCACCGCCTTGCTGACCGCACCCGGCAGACTGCCCGCACTCGCCGCCGCACCCACGTCCGGGCTGTCCACGTCGCCCGGTGCGGCCGGCTCCGCGTTCGGGTCTTGGCCGCCGAGCAGGGCCGCGATGGGGTCGTCAGTTGGGCCGCCCATTCCGCCCATCGGGTCGGGCTGCATCTTCTTCTGAATCTCCGCCTCGAACTCCTTCGGCGTCACGTCGCCCCCGTCCATCGGCGGCATGTCGTAGGCGGCCCGAATCTCGTTTACAGTGACCGCGTTGCCGCTCAACAGCGTGCCAATCTGCCGCTCCCGCTGCTCCGGGTCCATGATCGGCGGGAGCTTGATTTCGACCCGGTAGTCGTCGCCCCAGTGCGGCTGAATCAGGTCTTTCGTCAGCCGGTCGCCGATGGACTTGGCCTCGGCGTTCAGGTTCCCTTCCCGCCACGCACGGGCCGCCGCGAAGAACCCGCTGTAGTCCGCGTCCGCGAGGAACGCACACACGGCCGGCACGCCGAACAGGGCGAGCACCGCGTGCGTGCCCTGGTCGTACCCCTCGCTGTAGTTCATCTTGTCCGGGGTCGTGCCGAGCATGTTCACGGCCACCCGCTCGCCGTCCACGACCGCGTACCGCTGACCCCGGTTACTGCCCGTGAACCGCTCGCGGAACCTGGCGTCCACCTGCCCGCGTTCGTCGTCCGTGCTGCCGGCAATCGAGATGAGCGCGTCCAGGGACAGCCCACGGTCCATCGCCATTTGCCGACTGTCCACCACCGCGTTCAGGTGATCGACGTACTTGTTCCCGGCCGTCAACGGGCTGTACCCGTCCCACGGGAACCGCGGGTGCGGCCGGCGGTGGAGCACCACCCGCTCACGCGGGATGGTGATCGCCCCCGCCACCGACGACCACAACATCGGCATCGGCATGTTGTAACGGTAGGCACCGCTGGGGAACGTGTCGGACAGACCGGGCAGGGCCGTCAAGTAGTTCTTGCGCAGGTTCCACAGGTCGGCCGGTTTCCCGTCGCGTCCGGGGTTCCACATGACCACGGCTTGACCGAACAGACTGCGGCAGAGCACATACTCGCTCAGGAAGTCCGCCGTCGTGTCCTTCGTGTTCGGCCGGGCGAAGAGTCGGGCGATCTCGTGGGTGGACTCGACGGGCGACCAGTCGGACTCCTCCGACCCGGCGGCGCTCGCCCCCGTGGACTTCTTCAGCGTCGGTCGTGTGCGTCGTGACACCACCACCGTGGCCCCGCCCATCGCCGTCATGATCGTGTTGACGGCGATGTACACGGCGCTGTGGAAGCTGTTCGCCTGCTGCCAGGCGTCGTCCGTCCACTGGCCGGGCGGGTCGCGGTCTTGGATCGCCACCCACCGCATCAGGTTTTGACGGGTGGCCTGATCCCCCGGCGTGCGGGTGAGCGGCGGCAGGCCGAGCGCCACGGCCGTGCGGTTGCCCAGGCTGTCGGCTGTGATCGCGGGGAGCGTGCCCATGCCGGAGTTTGGCACGGGCGGAGGAACCGGCGTCGGGTGGGAAATGAAGCGGCCGGCGGGTGCCAGTGAAGACAGCCGCCGGCCGGGGGTGTGAACAGCAACAGGAGTTTACACCACGGCCGCTTCGGAGGCAACTCGCGCCTTGGCCCAGGCGATGACTCGCCGGGAAGCGTCTTCAACCGCAGCACGCTCCGACTCGTAACACCGTTGCTCTTGCCGGCCGCCGTTCAGTGTCGTCGGCAAAGACGGCAGGCCGCTCCCGCCGGAATCGAAATACCAGAACCATAAGCCGTTGCGTTCTCCCGGCTGACGATCCGTCAGAACAACTCGCTCGACCGGGTGCCGCCGCACGACCTCGGGGCCGATGCCGGTCACGAGCGAGCCGCCGCACCGCCGGCAGGGGATTGATGGCCCGTCGATCGGGAACGAACGCCCGGTGCCGGCGCACTGGTGGCACTCCCACCCGCACCAGTCGGCCAGCGTGCAGTACACAACCTGCGGAAACCCGCGGCGTATGGTGGCACATCTGGCGGAGCCAACACTGCTGATCGCGTACTCTTCAAGGCCCAAATTGTCCAGAAACGGCAAGCACTGATCGCGAATAGCCAGACCGACCGCCGTCCACAACTCCATCTGTCGTCTTTTAAGGTGGTAACGCTCGATGCAGCGGATGCACACCTGCTTGGCTGGTCCGGGCTTATGGCAGTAAGGCCCGCGCTTCTCAAACTCCACCTGAACCCGCACGAACTCGCTCCGCACCTTCTCCGCGTCCGTGCCGAACTCGTCCCACCAGTCGCACAGGGCCAGCCGCGGCAGGTCGTCGTCCGGCTTGGCCAGGATGTCGGCCAGGAGTGCGTCTTGCGTGGTCAACTCCGCACCTCTACCGGCGTGTCTTTCTTGGCGTCGTCTTCCGCGTCGTATCTGTCCTGCACCATCCACGCCTCAACCTCGTTGGCGAAGTCGCGGTAGGTGCTGCCGTCCGCCCGCAAGAGGTGAAGAAGTAACCCCAACGTGAGCGGGCCGGGGTCATCACCCCCGGCCCGCTCGGAACTCCCCCGCTTTCCCAAGCAAGAGGTGTCTTCCATGTTCTTACCAGATGCCGCCCCGCCGTGCAACTGCCATTCATGGCCGTCGCTCCCGTCGCCGGTGGTCAGCAGGTACACCACCATCCCTTCACCCCCGTGTGTGACACCACTCTACCACGCTCAGGACATGAGGACGGAACTACGGGCCAGCTTGTTGTACCCGCCCGCTGCTGCGTCCCATTGGTCGTCGTGCTTGCCCGTGGGGGCTTCGGCCGCCTCCTGCCGGAAGGCGTTCCGCCACTCGCCCGGCCCCAAATACACGTTGCCGGCTTCCACCGCCGACGCCAGTGGTTCGGCCCGCACCACCTTGTCGCCCGTCGCCGGCTCGACACTGACGGCAATGCCGACCGCCTGCACCATGCGTTGAAGGTTCTTGGTGCGGTCCTTGCCGCCCACCCCGGCCTCTTGCTCGAACCACCACCGCACCTTGCCGCCGTACCTCTCGCGGTCGGCAATCGCCACCCGCTCGATCTCGGCGTCCCGCTGGCCGACGCTGAACCGGAAGCGGGCCACGTCGAGGATGTACGTCCGCCCGCCGCTCTTGGTGCCGTCTTTCGCCTTCACGGTCGGCTCCCGCAGCATGAGCACGCCCGCCGTGTAGTCCGGGTCGTTCCCGCCGTCCGCGTCCGTCCCGGCCGTGTCCCAATACCTGACCATCACCCCTTCAATCGTCAAAGAATTGGAAGCCGCGGAAGCCGAGTACGTCGCCCGCACCCGCATATCACGCTTGCGGGTGCTGAAGGAGCTGGCCCTGATCGCGTTCGCCGACCCGGTGGACGCCTTCGAACCGGACCCGTCCGGCGGGCAGGACATCCCGAAGCCGATGAGCAAGATCCCGGCACCGACCAGGCGGGCCATTGGCGCGGCCAAGACGAAGCGGCGGCGGATCGTGGGTGAGGGGGAGGAACTGTACGAGGTGGAAGAGGTGGCGTACACGTTCGCCAACAAGCTCGCGGCTCTTGACTCCTTGTGCAAGAAGCTCGGTCTGTTCAAGGACGACAAGGCCGACCCTTTGGCCGGCATGACGGACGCCCAGAAACTCGAACTCCTCAACTCCCTTGTTGGTGGCCGGTGACGGCATCACCCGCTGAGAGACTGGCATCCCTCCCGCCGTCGAAGCGGCGGCTGGTGAACAGCCTCTTGGCGTCTCTCGCCGGAACGGCCTCTCTTTCCAGTGCCGTGCCCGACCAGTTCGGCGAGTGGCTGAAGGTCGCCCGCCCGGAGTTCCGCTGGGACTACAAGCACTTCCGCCACATGCAGGCGGTACTGGATCGGGTCACGTCGAAGCAGATCAAGCGGGTCTATTTCTCAGTCAGTATCAGGCACGGGAAAACCGAGCATAACACCATCGGGTACATCGCGTACCGGCTCGAGCAAGACCCGACACTGCGGGTGCTGTTGTGCTCCTACAACCAGAAGAAGGCCAACAAGTTCAGCCGGGAAGTCCGGCGGATCGTGAAGCGGCGAGGGGTGGCGCTGTCCACCGAGAAGGACGGGGCGAACGAGTGGGAGACGCAGGCCGGCGGTGGTGTACAGGCGGTCGGGGCCGGGGCCGGTGTCGCGTCGGTGAACGCCGACCTCATCGTGATTGACGACCCGATTGGTAAGCGGGAGGACGCGGAGAGCGAGGCCGAGCGGGACCGGGTTTGGGACTGGATCACGTCCGACCTTTTGGCCCGGTGCGAGCCGCACACGGCCGTCGTCCTCACCATGTCCCGGTGGCACCAGGACGACCCGGCTGGGCGGCTGCTCGACGGGCAGGCGGGCAAGTGGGAGGTGGTGGACCTGCCGGCGGAAGCCCTCGACGGCGACGAACTCGGGAGGCAGCCGGGCGAACCGCTGTGGCCGGAACTGCGTGGGTCGGAGTGGATCGCGGAGAAGAAAGTCGAGTTGGGGGCGTATGGCTTTGCGAGTCTCTGCCAGGGCCGCCCGCAGCCCCGCGGCGGCGGGATGTTCAAGTGGGACTGGTGGAAGCTGACGAACGAGGTGCCGACGG